CGTGAGTTGTATGTCCTGAAAAAGGGCTTGACCGGCGAGGAGGCGGAGTTCATCGCTTTCAAGGCAGGGAAGATGGTGGACGACAAGACCACCTTTGAGCAGGCCGTGGACGCGCTTACCGCCGACCGCAAGAAGACTTCTTTTGACTGGACTGCTCCAGTGGGCGGAGGGAAGACAAAAACAGGAGAAAACGATGTAATGAACGCCCTGATCCGGGGCGCACTGAAATGAAAGGAGAACATAAATGGCAGTTGACATTATCGATAGAAGCAAACTTTCTGGGCTTATCCCTGAGCCCGTAACCCGTGAAATTATCCAGGGGGCCGTAACGGAGTCCGCTGTGCTGCGGATGGCCCGTCGGCTGCCCAACATGACCAGTAAGACACAGACCCTCAATGTTCTGGACGCACTGCCCACCGCCTACTTCGTCAATGGTGAGCCAACCACCGGAGCGTCCGACTCCAAGGCTTCGCTGAAAAAGACCACAAACATGGCTTGGGACAAGAAAAAAATTTACGCTGAGGAAATCGCGGTTATCGTCCCCATTCCAGAAGCGGTGTTGGATGATAGCGATTACGATATCTGGGGCGAGGTTCGGCCTAGACTCCAGGAGGCATTCGGAAAGGTCATCGACGCCGCTATTCTGTACGGCACGGACAAGCCGACTTCTTGGCGTGATGGCCTTGTCCCTTCGGCCACTACCGCGAGCGCTGTTGTGACCGCTACCAGCGATATTTTCAAGGACATCATGGGTGAGGGTGGCGTGATTGCCAAGGTGGAGGAGAGCGGTTATATCCCCAACGGCGTGATGGCTGCCATTCAGATGCGCGCCAAGCTGCGCGGCCTTGTGGACAAGAACGGCCAGCCCATTTTCAAGACCGATATGCAGGGAGATACCCGCTACGCGCTGGACGGCATGAGCATGTACTTCCCCGTGAACGGCGCTTACGACCCGGAGGAATCTTTGGCTATCGTGGGTGACTGGAGCCAGTTGGTCTATGCCATCCGACAGGACATGACCTTTAAGATTTTCGATAGCGGCGTGGTGCAAGATCCCACCACTGGCAATATCCTTTATAACCTGATGCAGAACGACATGGTGGCCCTCCGCGCCGTCATGCGGCTGGGCTGGGAGATTCCCAACCCCATCAACGCCTTCAACGTCGGCAATGAGAACGCCTTCCCTTTTGCTGTTTACGCACCGGCGGGGGGTTAATAGGGTCTGACACTTTAACGCTATTCCCCAGCGGTCAGGCCCTATTGGGGAAACAGGTTTCCGAGCTTGTGGGTGATGACCTGAAGGTTTATGAGAGTGGCGCTGTAACGGGCACATTTCATTATGTGACCAACTACACCGAGTTCAGCGACGCCCCGGACGAGCAGAGCGGGTATTATTTCCCAGTTCACCTGACAAAGACCGGGACAAAGATGACCTTCAAGAAAAATGGCTCTCCTACAAAGGAAGACATCCTGTTTGACGCGGACATTGTCTTCCGGGTGACCAAGGATGATACCTTCGAGGTGCTTGTTGATGATTCCAGCGTAGTGAAATTTAGTTTCACTGGGGCGACGTTTGAGCCGCAGGCTAAGACGAAAGCCCGTGCGAAGAAGTAAGGGGGCGGCCTGATGGCTTACGCAGATTATGAGTATTACACTGCTGCGTATCTAGGCACGGCTATCCAAATGGCTGACTTCCCTCGTCTGTCCCTGCGTGCAAGTTCCTTTCTGGACTACTACACGCAGGGCCGTGCGGCTCAAAACAAAGAGCTGGACGCAGTAAAGATGGCTTGCTGCGCCGTGGCAGAACAGTACCAGAGCATCGACCTTGCCCAGCAAGCGGCCCTGAATGCCCTTAAAAACTCCGCAAATGCTGGAGAGACTGGAGAGTTGCAAAGCCAGAGTGTGGGTAGCTGGTCCAAGACCTACCGAAGCGGCGGTGAAAGTGCCCAGCAGGCCGCGACAGCGGCGCAGTCGGCACAAACACATCTTGCATCTGTTGCAGCGCAGTATTTGGTCGGTACGGGCCTTCTATACCGTGGAAGGGGGTGCGGCTATGGACATGTTCCCCCATGTTGTGACGGTCTATAACACCTACGTTGAGACGGACCATTCCACCTTTGAGGAGACCACAGTGAACCACATCACTGTCCTACGGGGAGTCCTTCTGGATGCCTCTAAGGGTTCCAATGTAACCAAGAGCGGGCTGGAAAGCGCGGATGCAGTCAACCTGTACATTCCATTTTCGGTTGAGGCGTTGGACGGTGTGACAGGCATCCAAAGAAGGTATGTCGGGCCAGTCGAGTTCTGGAAAGCAGATGATAAAAGCGACCTATGGACGCTCTCTGTGGCCCGTGATAGTTTTTTCATCAAGGGTGAGGCTATACACCCGGAATGGACGGTACAGACCATAGAGGCCGACTACGACGGTGTGTACGATATTACTAAAGTCGATGAAAAGGACTTCGGCGGTGAAATGGCTCACTGGGAAGTTGGTGGGGTTTAATGCTGAAATTCAGTTTCCGCGCCGAAGGGCTGGAGGCAATCAGGGACAAGTTGGATGAGGAGTGCACCAAAGCGGAGCATACTGTGGCACTCCAGGTGCGGAAGGACACATCACCATATGTTCCGATGCTTACCGGATCATTGGACAAACGGACGCGGGTAGATGGTTCAGAAGTGATTTACCCAGGCCCATATGCACGCTACTTATATTTTGGAAAACTAATGGTAGACCCGGCTACAGGTAGCAGTTATGCATCAAAGGGCACAACAAAGGTCTTGACTGACAAAAACCTTGTATTTAATACAGCATCACATGCGCAGGCACAATCCCATTGGTTCGAAGCCAGCAAGGCCGAGAATTTGGATAACTGGATTCGGACGGCGGATAAGGCGGTGAAACGTGAACTCTGAGAAAAAAGAGAAACCCCGCATGCTGGCGGCGACAGAAGAAGTGGATAAAATCTCCCGCTCCATGCGGGTGTGGGCCAATACCTTCCCGGAAAAGCCGGTGGACATCATTAAATATGAGTTTCTGTCCGCTGACCAGGGAGACGAGACCGGTATGGCATTGTCTACCATCCAGGGGACCTATATCACAAAGCGGTTCATCCTGGGCGGCTATCAGGCGGAGTACCAATTCAAACTAATTTATCGTATTAAGCCTGGGCGCAGCAACGACAAGCGCCTGGAGGCTGACGAGCTACTGAACCACTTCGGTGACTGGGCAAGAAAAAATCTTCCTGATTTGGGAGACGAGATTCGGGCGCTCCGAGTTGAGCCCACCACACAATCCTCTAAATTTGCCGCTTATGAGGACGGTTATGAAGACTACCAGATTTTGATGAAACTGACATATGAAGTTGGCGTTTGAAAGGAGAAAAACAATGCCTGAGTCTGATTTGACTTTTAATACTACGCCGGGCCAGACCGTAGGCCGTGAAATGTTAATTGCTTACCTAAACACTGGAGAGAGCTCTACGCCTACGTGGTCTCCAATCGGTAAGCGTGTAGAGGACAGTTCAGCCGAATACGACTGGCAAACAGAAACCAAAGTTGATATTTTTGGAAATACCTATACCAACGGGAAGAAACCAACCATTACACAAACCTTTGACCCATGTGAGTTGGATGCAGATGACGCAGCACAGGAAAAAATCTGGAACCTTGCTATCAAAGATCAGAACGTGAACGCTTTGATGAATCAAGATATGCTTATTGTCCATCTGTATGCGGGGACGGCCGGAACAGCGGTATTTGCTGAAAGATACTCCTCATGCTCTATTTTGCCGTCCGGGCTCGGTGGTGAAGGCGGTGGCACAATTGGGATGCCAATTGATGTTACATATGGCGGCACCAGAACTGTTGGTACAGCATCGATTAGTGATGGAACTGTGAAATTCACACCGGGAACCGTGGAGGTTTAACTTATGAAGGAACTGAATTTTGACTCCGGCCTTGTTACATATTCTTTGAATGGCAAGTGCGAGGTGTCGTTCAACCCCACTGACAGCAACTTCGTTGAGCGGCTGTACTCCACTTTTGAAGATCTGGACAAGAAGCAGGAGAGCTACAAGGCCCAGATCGAGAAGATGGTGGACAAGAAGGAAATCTTCGAGTTTGCCAAAGAGCGGGACGCTGAAATGCGCGGCATTATTGACGGCGTGTTCGATGCCCCTGTGAGCGAGTCTGTCTTCGGCGGCATGAATGTCTATGCCATTGCCAACGGCCTCCCTGTCTGGTGCAACTTGATGATGGCGGTCATGGATGAGATTGATACCACTTTCACCAGAGAGCAGAAGCTTACTAACCCGCGCATCAGCAAGTACACAGCGAAATACCAGAAGTATCAGAAGAAGTAACCAAAGGAGCACGTCATGAGCTATGGACTTCCAAAAAGCGTGGATATAGACGGGCAGGAGTTTGCTATCCGCTATGATTATCGGGTTATCCTCGACATTTTCGAGGCCATGAACGACCCCGATTCCAGCGAGGAAGACCGGGCCCTTGACGTGCTCCAAATCTTCTATGTGGATTTTGACGAGCTGACCGACTATGACGCGGCCATAAAAGAGGTTTTTCGATTCATCAACGGCGGCGAGGAGCCACGGAAGCAGAAAGGCCCCCACCTTGTGGACTGGCCTATGGACTTCCCCCGCATCATTGGCCCTATCAACCGTGTGCTGGGCTATGAAGCCCGCGCTGTGGACTACGACATCGAAACCAACACGGGCGGCATCCACTGGTGGACTATCCTCGCGGCCTATGCGGAAATAGGGGACTGCCTCTTTGCCCAGATCGTCCGCATCCGCGACAAGAAGGCAAAGGGCAAGCCGCTGGACAAGTCTGACAGGGAGTTCTACCGAAAGAACCGTGACATCATCGACATCAAGCAGACCTACAGTGAGGCGGAGAATGACCTTGTAAAGATTTGGACAGGGGGATAACCTCCGGTTAACTGCACCTTGAAAACTTCATATTGAGATAGCGGAAATTTTTTGGAAAACCTCTTGACTTTTGGCAGACAATAGTTATAATAGACTTATGGCTGACAAAAGTGAGGTGATAAAAATGTCGCCACGAACTGGTAGACCAACGGATAATCCAAAGCAGGATCGAATTACTGTCCGACTCGATAGCCAGTCCAGTAAAATTCTTCAAGCATATTGCAATCAGGAGAATGTTGAAAAGGCTGAGGCAATACGCCGTGGAGTTAAGAAGTTGGCCGACGACATAAAATAAGCAGGGCCTCCCCGCAAAGAAGAACCCCGCTTATTTTCACCGCACCCGAAGGTTTGGTAAATCCATTCTACCATGCCTTCTGGTGAAAATCAATCAGGAGGTTTCCCATGAACGAGAGAAACAGTATTCAAGAACTTCTTAATCAACTGACCAACAGCGAGCATTGGGTCAAGCGCATTGCCGCCGCCTACCTGGGCATCAAGCCCGAGCAGGTGGTTATCACGGTGAAAGGCGGTGATGCAGAATGAGCGTGGAACTCATGCGCAGAGCTATCATTGACATGATTCTTTGGACAGATGATCCGAAGAAAATGAGACATATTTATGTGCTCCTCGGAACATTGTTGAAGAGGAGAGAAGGAGAACCCGGGTATGAATGAACTAATGATTTTCAATAACCCTGAGTTTGGTAAGATTCGTACTATTGAGGAAAACGGCAATGTGCTGTTCTGTGGAAACGATGTGGCGGGAGCGCTTGGATATAAGCGACCGAAGGATGCCGTTTCTGCTCATTGCAAGGGGGCGGTGAAACGCCGCACCCTTACCAGAGGCGGAGAACAGGAGATGCTTTTCATCCCAGAGGGCGACATTTACCGTCTGGCGGCAAAGTCGGAGCTGCCGGGCGCTGAGCGGTTTGAGAGCTGGATTTTTGATGAAGTCCTACCCTCCATCCGAAAGAACGGCGGCTACATCCACGGCCAGGAAAACATGACACCGGAGGAACTGATGGCGGCGGCGCTCATCATGGCAAACAAGACCATTGAGAACCAGAAGCTGCGGCTCTCCTCCCTTACTGTGGAAAACCAGATCATGGCCCCCAAAGCGGCCTACTTCGACGAGCTGGTGGATCGGAACCTGCTGACGGGGCTTCGGGAGACAGCAAAAGAGCTGAATGTCCCACCCAAGCAGTTTGTGAGTTTCCTTTTGGCCGGAAAGTACCTGTATCGGGACAAGAAGAAAAAGCTAATGCCTTATCAGCGGCACGTTGATGCCGGACTTTTTGAACTGAAAGAGTGCTTCAACGATAAGACCCAGTGGGGTGGAACTCAGACAATGGTGACCCCGAAGGGCAGAGAAACATTCCGGCTCCTGATTGCTGGGGCCGCATAATAACACCCCCGCTATCTCGATATGAGGTAGCGGGGGCTTTTATAACTAATTAATATCTTCCCTGTGAATTGTAAAGTGCTGTTTGCTGTCTCTGGCACTTCCAAGATCGATATAAGATGTTTGAAATTCCTCCCAATCGTCTGGAAGTTCCCATACAACATGCCCGACAATTTCCATACCAGGAGAAACAGCACCAACAAATACCACCGCATCATCTACGGTGCCAACAACGACCTTCGGCAACACCTTTCGCCCATCGGCGTAAGCATTAAAGCCAATGTTTGCTACATTTTGAACATTTTCCGTTGTGTTCTTTGCAGAAAAGATTACACACAATAGCCCCTTTCCTGAATCTTCCGGCTCTATTGTGCCGAGCGATGTTTCAAGAGCGGTTGTCCATTTTATATCCACAATCGACAGGTCAAATCGGTCTGCATTTAGCGTTCCATCAATGCCGACACTGTTTTCATCTATTTTCTCGGATGGTTCTGGCTGCTGTGTCTGCTGGTTGACAAGTTCGTTTTGCGCTGGCCCATTGGAACCAGAATTTGATGGTTTAGCAGAACGTCCGCCAAAGGTAACGGCAACAGCCGCAAGAACAGCGGCAATAATTACAACGGCGAATAGAACATTGTTTTTAACACGTCTATTCCGGTTTGT